CGATCTTTGAGTATGTCGATTACGACGCCTACACCGCATGGCACGCCGGCAAAGCGCAGTGGACCGTAGACAACGTGACCTATACCGATGTGAACGCGATTACGGTCGGCATAGAACTCGACGGGCCGAACGATGGTACCCCATGCACCAGTGTCCAGATCGATGCAGCTGCACTCCTGGCAGTTGCGATCTGGGCTGACCTCGGTATCAATCTCAGCGGTCACTACGATGTCACGCATAAACAGGTGGCCACGCCAGCCGGCCGCAAGTCAGACCCGCTCGGTGCAACCATCGTCCAGATCCTGACGCGTGCTCACGAGTTCGCAACCATGGCACAGATGGATGAGCCGCTTGTGGCATGGTGGCGCGTCATCGCCTCAGACGGGGCGAACGTGCGGGAGGAACCCTCCACGAAGTCTCCGGTTGCGCTCGACGGCGCGGCGGTCATTCCGTACGGCGATACCTTCCAATCCGATACGGTCAAGATAGGCGATCCGGTTGGCGCCGATCCGATCTGGTTGCATCACGCGGCTGGCATCGGCTTTGTCCATCGATCGTGTGTGCAGAGGACCGGATAGCATGATCAGCCTGGCGAGACTAATGACGATTATTCGTGCATGGAAGCGGCGGGATTGGGAGGAATACTATACCTTGATCGGCGCCATGACAGCCTATGAATTACAGCAAACCTACCAGATGCTCCATGATATTGCGCGAGCAATGGAAGGTGTGCAGGAGCCAACATGATACGACTTGTGTATCCTGTCCTTCTGAGTTGGGGCGGCGTCGTCATTTGGCTTGCGTGGGTCATGGGTACCCAGGCTGCACCGACCGAGCCGATCGTGGTCAGACTACCGGACGGCAACACGGCCCATCTCGAAAACCCGCAAGTAGTGATGGACGGCGCTGGCGTCATCTTCGCCGCGACCAGGCCGAATAGCGGCGTCGGCGGGCTGGTCTGGAAACAGACGCCGGACGGCAAGAGCACCGTGATATGGGCCTACGACCCTGACGAGTACTACGCTTTAGGTGAGTTCCAGGTATGGCCCGATGGGTATCTCTACTATGCCTATGTCCAGAAAGAGGACCATACGTTTTTGAAGGTCAAGCCCGTTCCGGGTTGGACACCCTAAAGGAGCTGCTATGGCAGATACCTCATACTGGCGATCGACGACAACCGGAACCCTGGTCAAGGTCGCACTCAAGGACAATCTTGACGGTACATTCAGCGAGGCCACTGGCACGGGCGGCGGCGGGTCCGGCAGTATCAGCCTCAAGCCGGATGCAGTCACGGCAAAGCTCACCGGAGGTCGGTATACGCTGGCCTCTGCTAGTACAGTCGTGACCATCAACATCCCCGACTTTGCCTATGGCCTACGCCTCCGGCCAACCGCAGATACGCGCTTTGCCATCGGTGAGAATCCAGTGGCGGCCGGCGTGGATGCGCTCACGGTTGGGAATACCGCCTATGCCAACGAAACGGAAGTACGCTTGCTCGATACCGGCACGGGCCGCACGCTGCGACTGCTCACGTCGCTGGCCGGCTCTACCGTCGGCGTGAGCTTCTTCTAATGAATACACTCGCACTCGGCACCGCACAGCGCGCGAACCGGCTCGGCGTGCATCGCAAGCGGCCAACGTCACCGTATGCCGACAAGGTACGGTCAATCTTTGGTGGCAATCTGCTTGAGCACTGGCCCTTGTGGGACGCTGCGGGGAGTGTTGCGGCTGGGCTGGCGCGTGGTGCCAATGGCATTTATGGCGGCGTGACGCTCGGACAGACCGGGGCCGGCGATGGTCGCACGGCTCCATTCTTCAACGGTACGACCGGGTATGTTGACATCTATACCACGGCACTCAACGCACCGCTGAGCGGTCAGGAGTTGACCATCTCACTTTTGTTCAAGACGTTTGATAACGCGGTCTGGACTGATACCCTGACCCGCAGATTCATTTCCTTCCAAGTCGATAGCAGTAACCGGCTCTTCTTCCAAAAGAACCCCAATACCGGCATGTTATTTTCCTACGCGGCGGGCGGTATAACCAAGTCAGTGACCCGGCCGCTAGCCGGGACAAACGCGAACTGGACGCATGCCGCGCTCACCATCTCGAAGTCGGGCGATGCACTAAAAGCCTATTGGAACGGGGTGCAAGAAGGTACGACGCAGACCGGACTCGGAACGTGGGCCGGCCTCCTGGCGCCGGCTATCACGGTCATCGGCGCGTCGAATAATACGCCGGCCGCGCAACATTACGGCTGGATAGCGCATGTGGCGATCGGCAATCGTGCGCTGAGTGCTGCTGAGGTTGCGGCCCTGGCCGTAATGCCATGACCTATGGCGCGCAAACAATGGAGCGCAGAAATCAAGGCGCAAGCGGCGGCCGATCTGCTATCGGGCATGACTGTACGGGAGGTCGCAGCGAAATACGATATGCCGCATACAACGGCCGCGAATCTCACACACACGAGCAAACGCGGGGCCGTTTACGTTCGCAAAATTGCGAACATAAACGACCTACAGGATCGGTTCCTAGAACAGCTCGATCACAACCTGAATGCGCTCAAAGCGTTGACCGATCACATTCAGAAGAAACCGAATCATGCCGTGGAGTATGGCGACAAGCTAGGGATTCTGTATGGCGTCCTCTTTGATAAGACAGGAAAACTTGCAGGCGCAGCCGTGGCCGGCGACGGGCTGGGTACAGCCGCTCTACCAGAGCACGACTCGGAGCCGGACGCCGATCGCAGCGACAACCCGTGAGCCTCACGCCATGCAAGCGGCGTTCATCGAATCGCCGGCAAAGCGTAAGGTTATCCGGGCGGGCAGGCGCGGTGGCAAGACAACCGGGATCGCCATTCACGCGGTTCGATCCTTCGTGGCTGGCCGGCGCGTCCTGTACGCCGTGCCGACGCAGGACCAGGCCGACAAGTTTTGGTACGAAGTGAAACAGGCACTCGGACCAGCAATCGACGCCGGCCAGCTCGTCAAGAATGAAACACGCCGCTACATCGAAGAGGCCGGAACCGAACGCCGGCTCCGCTGTAAAACGGCCTTCAATGCCGACACACTCAGGGGTGACTACGCCGACCTGCTGATCCTTGATGAGTTCCAGATGATGCATGAGTCGGTATGGGATCAGGTCGGAGCGCCGATGCTCTTAGACAATGACGGTGACGCGGTATTCATTTATACGCCTCCCAGCCGGCGTACCAGGCATCTCTCACGCGCAGATGATAAGCATCACGCCGCGAAGCTCTTTCAACACGCCGAACAGGACGATACCGGACGCTGGGAGACGTTCCACTTCACCAGCCGCTCCAACCCACATATCAGCATGGCCGCGATCGATGCGCTCTCAGCCGACATGCTGCAAGCGACCATCCGGCAAGAGATTGACGCGCTCGACGAAGATGAGGTGGAAGGTGCGCTCTGGAAACGTGCCGAGATTGACCAGTATCGCGTGAGCCGAGTCCCTGAGATGATCGGCATTACGGTCGGCGTTGATCCAACCGGCTCAGCCACGGGTGACGCCTGCGGTATCGTCGTGGTCGGCAAGGGTGTAGACGGCCAGGGCTATGTACTGGAAGATTGCACCGTCAACGGCTCACCGGCGCGCTGGGCCGGTCAAGCGGTCGCAGCCTATCACCGCTGGCAAGCCAACCGGATCGTTGCTGAGGGGAATTATGGCGGCGATATGGTCGCTCATACCCTCCAGATGATACCGGGCGCGCCGTTCGTGGAGCTGGTCCACGCATCGCGCGGTAAGCTCGTCCGAGCCGACCCGATCGCGGCCTTGAGTGAGCGCGGCGGCTTTCGTATGGCCGGCGTCTTTGATGCGCTCGAAGATGAGCTGGTGAGCTATGACGGCACGGGCAAGAGTCCCAACCGGCTTGACGCAATGGTGTTCGCGGCCGTTGACCTCAATCTGCATATTCCTTCGGATAGCCTGGGGATAGCCTGATGACCGGACGACTTGTAAAGGCACTCAGTAGCCGCTCGGTCGATGCGACCTTTAGCGCAGTGGGCGGGGCGATGCGCTCCATCGCCGCGCGCGGCGTCTCGCTCATCGCGGGCAAAGAGAAATACGGCTGGGATATTGGCCTCGACGGCACGGCCCACCGGATGCTTGACGACTCCCCGGCAACGCTCATCGGGATGCTCGGAACGAACGAAATTGTCTACGCTTGCATGAGAGAGAGGATGAAATTTCTCATACAGCCAGCGTTTAAAGTTGAGCGCAAGCAGGCCGATGGAACCTATGTCGATGAGCCGGATCACGATATGGCCGCGCTGTTTCGCCGGCCTGGTCCCAACATGGACGCGCCGACGCTGTGGAGATGCCTGGAAGCCAGCTATGCCAGTATCGGGCGGCTCTACCTTGATCCGATGTATCGCGGCTCACGGCTGGCCGGCCTGAACCCGCTGAACCCGGTCTACATGCACGAACGCTACTCTGAGGGACTGCTCACCGGCTATGATTGGATGCCTCCGGACGCTCCCACAGTCCACTATGCACCGGATCAGCTGATCGTGAGACGAGCGGTGGACTGGGCCGATGTGCCACCGATGATAGCCGCGCTCGGAGCGGTCGAAGCCGATGAGGTAAGCGGGGCGTTTCTGCGGACGTTCTTTAGCAACGGTGGCGTACCCTCCGGTATCGTCAAGATTCGCGAGGCCTGGGATGAGACAAAAGCAACAGCGTTCCGCAATGAATGGATGAAACGGTTCGGCCCGCTGAGCACGACCCCAGGCGCGCCGGCGCTGCTGTTTCCTCCGGTCGAATCCTACGAGCGGATCGGCGTGAGCGTGTCAGAGGTCGATTCTCAGACGGTCAAAACCCTGCTCGAAACACGGATCTGCATGTGTTTCGGTATCTCACCGCTGATCATCTACTCGTATGCCGGCCTGCTCAGGGCGATCGAATCCAACTTGCAAGAAGCCTGGGAATCGACCTGGGATGCAACCGCGTTACCCCTCTTGCGTGAGTGGGCCGAATGGATCAACTGGGCGATTCTCACGCAGTACGAATCGGAAGATGACGTATTGCTCGGCAACGTGCGCTGTCGATTCGACCCGGCCGGCCTGGGACCGTATCAGGAAGATGTTGACGCGAAGGCAACGCTCTACCTGGCCGGGTATGAAGCCGGCACCGTCAAGCTCAACGAATACCGGGCCGTGCTCGGACTGCCGAGAGAAGCCGACGGCGATGTGTACAAAGCCGATCGCGCGAATGAGCAAGCGGCCATGCTCGAAATACCGGCGCGTCAAGAGGTGAGCGATGGATGACGAGACACGCGCGGCAGATGCGCTAGCTGCGCTCCAGACGATCGACGCCGATCGCATTGAGTACAAAGCCGATATTACGCCGGCCGTCCTGGATATTGAGAATAGGGATGTGACCACGCTGTTCTCTGTGGATAGTCTGGACAGAGTTGGGGATATCACCGAAGTCTCAGCGTTCCGCAAGTCAACCAGTGAGCGCATCGATCGGATACCGCATCTCTATATGCACGACCTGAATCAGCCGGCAATCGCGCGGATACTCAGCTTTCAGCCGCTGAAACGGATCGAGCTGCCGACCGATGTGCAGAACGAATACCCGGATGCCACCGGAGGTATGGCGTGCGTCTCACGCTACCTTAAGAGCGGCCGTGGCGCTGAGGTATTCGAGGGTATCAAGGATGGCATAGGGTATCAGGCCAGTTTCGGCTACCGGGCAACCAAATCTGTACCCCGCACACTCCCCGATGGGACACGCGCGCGGGTCATCAAAGAACTGCAACTTTTTGAAGTTTCGACCGTTGCCCCTGGCCATGCGGCCCACGCCGGCACGCGGGCCTACCGGCTGAGCAAAGCACTTGAGGCGCTGAATGAAATCAAGGCCGGCTGGCGGCATGGGAAGCATGACGACCTGGCCCGGCTGCATGAAATACTGGATCTGGTCAATGGATTACTAGGAATTGAATCCGAGCCGAGCGAAGCCGAGCCGCAGTTTATTGCACTCACTTCTGAGGTTGACGACGTATTAGCCCGAATCGACGCAATGACTGAGGTATCACCATGAGTGCTTACGCCGCACGACTACGGACGGAAATGGAACCCCTACGCGACCAGCTCAAAGAGCTGCGCGAACTGCCAAACCCAACGGATGAGCAAAAAGCCGAAATGCGCCGGTTGACGGATGAGGTCAAGAGCCGCATCACGACCCATGATGAGTTTGTAGCCGGCTATCAAGATGCGCTGGCGATCGAGCAAAAGGCCGATGGACTGCGCGATGCCCCGCTCGTCTCACGCGCGCAGTACGATGTACCGAGCCATGCCCGGAATGACCAGCCAACCGAGCGCAAAGGCTGGTTCGATCAGTTGACTGAGACGAAGGGATTTCAGCGCGCAATCAAGGGCGACGGGCTGTTTCGTGAGACGCTGCCGGCCGATGCGCTCTACCCGTTCTTTGAGCAAAAGGCCGCGTTTGCCGTCACCAACCCGGCGTTGCTCACCGGGCCGATGGACGTGTACAACCAATTCACGACGCGCAACCGACATCCGGTGCTTGACCTGATCACGACCGTCCAGGATACCCGGTATGCGATTCCTTATCTGCCGCTCACCTTCACCAACGCCGCGACTGAGGTAGCGTGGGGCGGTCCAAAGCCGGAATCCACGAACGCCGGCACGATCCTCACGATCAACATGGCGACGATCGCGCATTGGAAGGAAGTGATCCGTCAGCAATTGCATTATCTGCCAGGCCTACGCGGTGAGATTGAAGCCGAGCTCGGCGAAGGCGTGTTACGTGTCCTTGAGAATCGCATCATCAACGGCACGGGCGTAGCACCGCAACTGAGCGGTCTGCTCACCCAGGCAACGCTGGCAGCGACCGGCGCTGATCTGGTGCTCCAGATTATGGACGCAATCGCAACCGTCGAAACGAACGGCGGCATTGTCGATGCGATCCTGGTCAACCCGCAGGACTACCAGAGTCTCATCACGTACCAATGGCTGGCGAATACCTTCAACCAGATCACGAACGGCGGCGGCTTTGCCGGCTATCGCGTGGTCAAGTCAGCCGCAATGCCAGCCGGCAAAGCACTCGTCGGTGATTGGGCGATGGCTGCGAAGCTCTACATCGGCGATGCGCTCAATGTCTCGTCAACTGAGGCGCTCGGCTTCAAGAATAATATCTTGACGTTCAGGGGCGAGATTGACGCGGTTGTGCTGCTGGCGCGGCCGTGGTTGATGGTCGAGTGCACCGGCGCGATGCCAGCACCGCCAGCGGGCTTTGCTGCGGCTGTGGCACCTGAACCAGAAGCCAAAGCACGCAAAGCGAGCTAGCGATGGTCGCGTATACAACGGTTGAAGCGGTCCTGGCGGTGCTGAACCTTGAGACGAGCGATCGGGATACCATCGCGGCGATCGGGGCACAGATCGTCAGGGCCACGGACACGGCGAATCAGATCATGCTCTTTGAGTTTGATGGTGATACGACCGTGTACTACCTTGATGGGCCGGCAGATACGATGCTCTATCTGCCGGCTCCAGGCGCGCAGGACGTGGCAAGCGTGGTCGAGGACGGCATGGTGCTTGATCCATACGCGTACTACCTGGAGCCACGCTTAGGTCGCTACCTGATGCGCCTGGATGCAAGCGGCGTACCGGACTACTGGACCACCAGCGCGCGCGGCCTGGCCGTCACCATGACGCCGAACGCACATCCACCAGCGGTGGAGCAGGTGGTGCTGGTTGAGACGGTACGCGCATGGAACGCGCGAACAGCCGGCTACCCTGAGCTGGTCGGGATCGCCGGCAGTAGCGCACGAGTGGCGCGTAGCGGCTTTTCGGATGAATCAATCGCTACCCTGCTGCGCGTGGCATCAACCTACCGGATCAGGGATGCGCTCGTCATATGAGCACCGATCTGACAGTCGAGATTCACGGCGATGAGGCGCTAATGCGTGCGCTGGTCGCAGCTCCTGAGACGATCGGCGATGCGATCGATGTGGGATCAGATGAGGCGGCCGATGTGCTGGGGCGGGCGTTCTGGCATGAAACGCATGTCATTAGCGGCGACCTCCGGGGGGCCAACGAGTTGATACCCGGTCCTGGCTTCCGGGTGACGCTCACCAATTTTATGCCATACGCCACATTCGAGGATGACCGGCATGAGTTTGTCGCGCGGTCCGTAGAACGCGGTGAGCGCGGCGTGATGCGTGAGTATGAGGCCGCGATTGACCAGGCCGCAGATACGATTGAAGGCCAGCCGTGATAAGCAATCTTGACGCGATTATCGCCGGCATTGCCGCGCAACTCAAGACGGTCACGGCACTTCTCAACGTCCTGACGTATGAGCCGGACCAGCCGGGGCCACTGCCGATGGTGTTTCTGGATATGGAGTCATGGACCTTCCCAGAGAAGCCCACGAGCGGCCTGGATATCGATTGGCTCATCGTCGGCTACCTGGTCATCGCGCCAATATCGGCCAAAGCAACCGAGGCCGCGCGGATAGCCCGCGTCCTGATACCGCAACTCATCGACGTGATGGGCCAGGACGTAGACGCGCATGGTGCGCTCGGTGAGCACGGTCAAGTCCTGATCCGTGACGGTGGGAAGGGCGTGCTCATCGTGGGCGGTACGCAGTGGCATGCGCGCCGGCTGGAGTTTGCCGTGTCGGAGTGGCTGATCTATCAGCACGCGCTCTAAGGAGAATCGTTATGTGGACCAGCCCGTACCGGCTGTACTCGAATAAAGAAAAGACTGACCTGATGGGTGAGAATGAAATCGCGGATGATAAGCCAAGCGTCCTGCTCTGCGGCGAGTGGGACACGATCCCGCACGAGGTCGCACAGCGGCTCGGCCTGGTTGATGCAGACGGGGCCACGCATAGCCCACTTTCCATCAAGCGCCGCAAGAACCGCGAAGCGGGTGCCCCCAGGGCAAAGGAAGGTGACGAATGAGCCGAGCAGTATTCAGGCGGTCCCAGCTTGCACCAGAGGCCGTCTATGGTACGGCGCTGGCACCAACGCATCAACTGGCCGGTGCGCTGGCACTCACCAACCAGCCGCAGCGTGAGCGCCGGATTGAGCGGCGTAACAGCATGGGCGGCTCCAACGTCTGGACAGATTACGCCTATCGGTGCGCTGGCACGTATGCCGGCCGCGCGGTGACGAACGAACTCCCGTTTATCTTTGCGGCCTCGATCCGTGGCGATGTGGCTCCGGCTGCTGGTCTGTGGACCTACACGCAACCGCTGAGCACGATACCGGCATTGAAGCCGCTGACGCTGTACGCTGGCGACAATACCCAGGCAATGCGCGCGGCCGGCTGCTATGTCGAGGACTGGACGCTTGAAGCGCAGGATACCGGCGCGGTGATGCTGAACGCGACCATCCTGGGGCGTGAGATGGTCACCGGCTCATTCGATACCGCCAAAGTCACCATGCCCGGCGATACGGCAAAGAATCTGCTGACGTTTGTATCGATCGATGATACAGCGGCGGGCATTGGAACCGGCGTGCTGGCCGGCACGGTCTACGGCTGGCGCGTGCAGTGGAACTCAGGCATCGCGCCGGACTATACGATGGATATGGCGCTCGACATGAAAGACATCCATCGTGACGAGCCGGAGATCACGTTGACGCTCACCGCAAAGTTCAACGCCTCAGCCGTCGCAGAGTTCAGCGCCTATCGTCTGCTCACCAAACGGTATATTCGGATTCTCAACGTCGGCGCGTATCACAGTGGGACCAGCGGACCACGGCATACCCTCACGATCGATGGATGCTACGTCTGTACTGAGTTCGTCCAGATCGCAGAGGAACGTGACGGCACGACGCGCTGCACACTCACGCTGAGGGCCGTCGAAGATGCGGCCTGGACCGCTGGCGGGAAGCAGTTTGAGGTCACGGTGCTAAACACACTCACCGCCTCCGATCTGCCGGTGGTCTGATGCCAGCATTACTCCATACGCTGCATTGTCCGCTCGGCTTTGACCTTGACCTGGTTGTGGATCTCGGCATGACGCAGACCGAGTACCTGGCCGGCCTTGAGGCAAAGCAGTACCGCGCGGTTGTTGGATTCCCCAACTGGTCCGAGGTGATGGGCGATGCTCCGAAACCGGCGCTGCCATTGACTGAGGACTCGATCGGGGAGTTGCCGTTCGCGCTGGTCCGGTACATCAGTAGCGGGGCGGTCATTGGGGATGCGCTCGACGACCTGATGGAGACACGTAACCCAAACTCGAATCGGCGCTCTTAGATTTCTTTGTCCAGTCGAAGGTACACGGATCGGGCCGCGCGCCAGCCCGCTACATTGAGATGGTCCTACTCCCCAGGCAGGGGTGGCCGAAGTCGGAGCTTGACCGGCTGAGCCTGATTGAGCGTCACGAGCTGATGGAGCTACTGAGCCTGGAAGCGCAGTACAGCCGAAGGTGATAGATGCCACGCATTATTGACATAGTCATCAGGGGAAGTGACCAGAGCGGGCCGGCGTTTGCATCGGCCGCGACGAACCTTGCCCGGTTGACGACCGGCACGGCACCGGCTGTTACTGGCCTGGCACGCATTGAGAACCAGGCAACCGAAACGGGGAGTGCGATTATCACGCTCGGCAAAGCCGGGTCCACGACCGCTACCCGGATGCGATCGCTCAATATGTCGATCATCAATCAGGAGCAGGCGCTACGGCTGGCCGAGCAACGGTTGCACGAGGTCAGGGCCGCGCATGATGCGGATAGTCTGGCCGTAGGACGCGCTCAGTTGGCCTACGATCGATTAAACCGCTCTTTGGTGAATAACCGGGCCAGGATGCAGGATTTACGCACGTCCGGCGATATAAGCGGTATTTCCGTTATTGGTGCTGGTGGTGGTCCGGCTGGTGGCATCGCGGGCGGGGCGGCTGCTGGCCTCGCTGGTCTGAAGGGCGGCCTGGGGATGCTCGGCTTTGCGCTCGGTGCTCAGGAGGTCGCACGGTTCGGCGCGGCTGCGATCGGCGCGGCCAATGACGTGGAACGGACACAGACCACGATCCGGGCGCTGAGCGGCAGTGTGGAACGCTACAATGAGGTCCTGGCCCTTGCCCGTGAGAATCAATTGAAGTTCGGCGGGACCACAACAGAAAACCTCGAATCCTTCCGTGCGCTGATCCCCGTGACCAATGCGCTCAATGTCGAGATAAGCGACCTGGACAAAACCCGGCGATTGCTCGGAGCGTATCAACCTGAATCAGCGGACCAGGCGGGGCGGGCAATCCGTGAGTTCTTGACCGGCACGGGGGCCGAAGCATCGCAAAGTCTCCAGATGATTTTCGAGTTGGATAAGCGCCGGCTAGATGCAATCGTGACGACTACGGATGATGCGACCGAGCGTAGCCGGCTACTCCGTGAGGAACTGGCGCGTATCGGCGTCACCGAGCAATTGATAACGGATCAGGTCAACACGCGGGCGGCAACCTATGATCGGCTGGGGTCGGCTGCGACAAACGCAAAAGAGGCGGTCGGTGGTCTACTCGGCAATCTGCTCTTGCCTACCACACGGGCGGCAACCGGCCTGCTGAACATCGCATCCGGCATAGCGACCGGCGATCTGTCAGCCGTCAAAACCGGGGCGTCTCAGTATTTGCAGCTTGACCAGTTCGGCGCGCAACCGATGGCCGCAACCGGCACGGCTGGCGGGGCAACCGTGATCAACAATACCTATAACGTGCAAGGGTCTGTTGTGACCGAGCGCCAGCTCGCCGATACCACGCGCCGGCTCAACTCACAGACGTCCGCGCGGAATGGGGTACAGACCCGCAGATGAGCACGCCCGCGCTGCAAGTGTTCCTGGCCTTTGGCGACGATCCGTTGACGCCGACCGCCAGCGCGACCTGGGAAGATGTATCAGCCTACGTCAGCGGCAATGATGACCACATGATCCACCGTGGCCGCAACCACGAGCGCGACGAGAATGAGGCCGGTACCGCGATCGTGGTGCTCCGCAATACCGATCGGCGCTTTGATCCCAACAATAGTAGCGGGCCGTACCTCGGTGACATCAAGCCGATGGTCAAGATCAAGATCGCGGCGCTCTGGCTCGGCGTATCCTACTGGATATTCCACGGCTATGTCGAATCCTGGCATCCTGACTACCCCGGTGGGAGTGTCAGCACATGTACGCTCGAATGTGTGGATGCTTTCAAGTATTTCGGCCTGGCAGATGTGCATACGCCGGACAACCGCGCGGCTGAGGATTCCGACGATCGGATCAGCTATATCCTTGATAGTTGGGTATTCTGGCCGGCGTCTGAGCGCAATATCGCGGCCATTGGTATACCTCTCGCAGAGATGCCACTGGACGGATCGGCGCTGCGGCTGATTCAAGACATCACCCGTGCCGAGCGCGGATCATTCTATATGTCGAAGTTCGGCACGTTCACCTTCGAGGATCGCTCACTCCGCGATACGGCAACGCCGGCGGATGTCTGGGGTGATGCGGCTGACGGGTCTGAGTTGCCCTACTCGTCCGTGTCCATCCGGTATGACGATAGCGACATTTATAACCGGATCGAAGTCACGCGGGCGGGCGGTATTAAGCAGACGGTCGAAGATTTCGGCAGCCAGGGCGACTATTTTATCCGCACCTTCTCATCGACCGGGCTACCCTATGCAACCGACGCGGACGCGCTCACGGCGGCCGAGACGATGCTGCACCGCTACAAGGATGCGCGAACCAGGCTTGACCGCATGGTAATTGATCCGGGCGTCCGTGATACCTGGATACCTGTCTTTATGCGTGAGCTGTCCGACATGATCACGGTGAAGCGGTCAACCCTGGTAGACGGGCATACCACCGAGCTTGACGGCCATATTGAGGCGATTACCTGGCACATCACGAAGGGCGAGTGGATCTGTACCTGGCAGCTCAGCCCGCACTTTACCGCTC